AGGCGGACACTTCATAGCCTGCGAAGTTCGCGGTTCCTGTAGCCGCGAGACGGCCTATTCCCCTATAACGCGGAGCATTGGACGCTACTATTGTTGTTGCAGTCCCCCCTATCGACACCCCGTCAACGATCCAGCTTGTCGTGTACTTGTACCACTGAGAAGTGGTCGTCATATACACCGTATCCCCGTATATTTCCCCGGTAAGCGCCGCCAGCTCGGTAGAGTTTGCAACGTCTCCGTACTGCTTGGCTTTTATCCGCACGGAGTTTTCAAGAGTTACGGAAGGCGCGGCAACCGTGCAACGATAGATCAGAAGAGGCCCGGTGGAATCGTCAAGAAATTCATCACCAATGACGGCGTTGTTTGTTGCGTTCGCCACCGCAAGGGAAGCCCATACCGCAGTCTTGTCCACCGCAATGGACCCCGCCCCCTCCCCCTGCGTCAGCGCCATATCCACAGCCTGCGCTCCGGGGCTCTGCTGTGCGTAGTTCCTCTCTATCGTATTGACCACGGCCCTCACCACAGGAGCCGGAACCAAAGAAGCATTCTTCGTGATCCTTGAGTTATGTGCGCCTATTCCGGCCTCCGCCGTATAGACCGCTGCGTTGTATTCCACCAACGTCAGCTTTGCGGAGAAATCGTCATTCAACTCGGTGGCGACAACCAAAGCTTCCGTGGATTCAAAAGCAGTCTCCCCGAAGAAAACAAGTTGCCCCGACTCAACTGCGGAGGTAAGAACACCGACAGGAGTGACGGTATTTGAAAGCGAGGTTCCGGGGTTGCTTATGGTCGCATACTCACTTCCGGTCGCAGTCCTTATTCTGACACAGTAACTCTCCCCTGTCGTATACTGAAACAGTTCATCCGCAATGAAGGAGCTTACGTTCCCGCCGCTCCCGTACGTTACGCTCTTGATCCTTCCCTGACCCAAGCCCCAAAGCGGAACGTCATGGGACACCCGCACAAGATCCCCTCTGGTGACGACAAGGGATTCAAAATCTTGGCTGACCGTGAAGGTTTCAGGGCGGAGTCTTCGGCACGCGAGAAGGTAGCGACCGAACTTCTTGACGGTAGCTGAATCCGTGATTCCAAGGTCTTTCACGGAAAGCGATTCGAATTCGGATGCAAGAGTATAGGCCCCGTCCGCAGTCCTGTCGGTTCCGGCGTAATCTTTTAATATCCCATCGCCATCGGTATCCCACTTGTAGCCGTCGTCAAGGACGACCATCTCATCTTCAGCCCAGTTCTCCGCCGCGTTGATGAACTTGATCTTGTAAGCATGAGGCATCTTCTCGAAGCTCTTGGCTCCGGTGAACCCCCATGAATTTCTCGGGGAGATGTGCTGTACAATAGTCGTCTGTGCTTTGTCCGTAACACTTGAGTACAGCCCATCCTTCAGCGTTAGTGAGGAACGGCAGGATGCAAGGATCTCCGTGAGCATCTGCCGCAGGGTTGTATCGGAAGTGTAGACACGGTTGAACTGGAAAGCGTTCGTCACGCAATAGGCGTACAAAACCCCAAGCTCGGCAAGGTCTATCTTCGTTGTATCCGTGATCGGTCTCGGATTGATGGGGCCGGTCAAAGCATGGAGGAACGCCGCAGCAGGGTTCGTACTCAGAGTCTCATCGGCATTGACTGCCCAGTCCGTTATCGCGGAACCCGCGCCGTCATAGGTCCGGTACACCTGCTCGACAACGCAATTGAGTTTCTCGATTGATCCGGACAGGGACTCGGAGGCCCGGGCCTTGACCGCAAGGAAGCACACGCCCTTCATGTCGTCGTCGGATAAGCCTATGGTATCCTGGCCTGTGATGGAGCGGAGGGCAGACCAGACCACGGCGTCCGTACGGTCGCTGTTCTGCGCATCGAAGGTTTCCCTCTGTACGCGGACCTCATACTGCCCGGAAGTCAAGCCCGTCTTGGTTCCGGTGTACCGGATTGTGTGGGGTATTTGTTTGGTGAAGACTCCCGAGGAGGAGCCGGAGAACGCCGTGCCTTCGATCCATGGGACGGAGTCTTTCAGGCGGTAGTACCACTTTACGGTTGTGGTACAGTTCTGTCTGTCCCCTTCGTTCCAGCCTATGAGTCCGGAAGGGAACTCAATCTCCACTGCAATGGAGGTGGTCTTCTTGGAGGTCTCTATGGAGGGAGAGGAAGACGACCAGTATTGTGCGAGACCGGTGGCTGCTTCCGTCACAAGAGTCCCGGAGCCGGATACCTTGAATGAAAGGCCGTTGGGGGCTACGTAGGAAACGGGGAAGGTCCACGAATTCGTGGGGCTGTCGTAGGTGACAAAATCCCCGACCTGCAAGGCACCATACTTTACGTCGTCGTCGTAGGAGAGGAAGCTTCCGGAGTTCCGTGTTATTGTGCGCGTGGAGGAGTCCACAGCGAAGGTGAGGGAGCTGGCTCCTTGGTAGGCGGTTATGTTGGCGGTCTCGGGGGTTATTTTCCCTGATTCTGTGGTGGAGTAAAAGGTAGAGCCGTAGACCGAACGGAAACCAAAAGCTCCGTTGAATGCGGGATTGGTATACCCGCTGATATTCACGGGACCTGCGGTGGACTCCAAGCCGGACCAAAAACCACTTGTGCCTGCAAAGTTGAGATAGCGTATTCCTGCACTTTGAGAAACACCTGTAGTTACGCTACCTGTAAATATCTTGGCTCCTACCGTTGCCCCCTGCTCCGCTCTCCACCTTTCAAGAGGAAGATTGAGATTCTGCTCCTTGATAACCTTCCCTACCCCAAGAAGATCAAGATACGTTTTGCTTGAAGCTGACCCCTGATGGATAGAGACTTCGACCGTACCCACTGTTCCTGTGGTAACATCGATCTGGGAGGCTGCGTCTATGGTATTGCGTCTGTCTCCTGCGTTGGAGGCAACAACAGAGTCCCCAAATTTGATGTCGGAGACCTTCACACTTCCGTCGGACCTTGTCTTGTCCGCATAGCCGAGAGCGAAGAGCATGTGAACGTACTTGTCTTCCCCATCCGTACCGGATATCGAGGTATGAGGAGTTGTCCAATAAGAAGGGGTAAGAAGGTGCTTTCCGAAAATTATAGGAACGGGGGCGTCCTGCTCGGCTGAGTTGGAGGCTCCGGATACGTCCTTGCGGCGATCTGTGCTTCGGTCTCCGGTATCCGTGGCTGTTTCCGCCCATGCGGACATAACCATGCTGCTTCCTATGGACATCATGGCATAGCCTACGACGGCTCCGAAGCCAGTCCAGCCCAAAACCCCTACACCTATTGCACCGATTCCTGCAATGAGCGCGCCACTTCCTATAAGGAGTGCATCCCAAAAGCTTTCATCTTTTGTGCCCGAGGAGTTCGGGCTTATTCCAGCAGGCACGACACGGACAAGAAGAGTATCTTCTCCCCCCAATAGCGTAGCTTCAAACGACTCCTCGGGCAACCTGTCATCATTCAGCACTACAAACAAAGAGCTTTCTTTCTTCAGCCCTTCTATTGAATCCAGAGCCTGCCTTACGGAGAGCCCTTCCGCAACTTCGAGAATCTTCCGCTCCGACATCAGGGGGTGAAGAAAGGCGACTACTCTGGGCATGTTGTCTCCTGCTAAAAGCGATACTATAAGCGGTAAAACCCTCTGACCCTGGATGCAATCCTTATGTCGGAAAGGCGGGAAAGACGCGAGGAATCCCGCCCGAGGATATCTGAATGTAGCACGTTATTGGGGGCCACGTAAAGGCCGACGTGACAAGGAAATCCACGAAAGGTCATAAGAACAATGTCGCCTTCGGCGGGGACATCGACTTTCGTCGGGCGGAGGGATGTTATCGCGTTATCGACCACTTCGGCCAGCCACTCCTTTTCCGGCTCCCCGTAAGAACTGGCAAAAGAAGGAAGGTCTTTTCCATATTCGTTTTTGAGAACCAGTCTGACGAGGCCCCAGCAATCGCAGCCTTCCAGTGTACGCCCGTGAGGGACAAAGGGTATTCCGGTATATAAGGATACGTTCAGCATAACCACCCTTATGTTCTAGCCAAACAACCCCGGAGCGTTCTGCGCGGTAGCCCGTACCGGCCCCATCTGGTTATCAAGTCTGTCCTCGTATACGAGATCCCCGGATACCGTGTTCACGTCGTATGTGACGGCTTTCAAAGAATATTCCCAAGGCACCATCTCCTCGAAATCCCCCACGCCGTCATTGGGAAAGAACATGGCACGGGCTCGTATTGTCGGGGAGTTTACGAGGATTCGTATGGCCGAAATAACGAGCTGATCGACGGCGGATATGGTTATCCTTGCATTTGTTATGCTATCGTCAGTTTCTCCTGGATACTGGATGGAGAAGGGGAAGGGAAGATACACATGACCGCTATAAGTGATGGATTCGGTGTTGTTGCAAAAGTAGATTGTGTCCGCTCCGACCAGAGTTGCGAACGCGGCCTCCGCCGAGTATATTTCAAGGAGAGTAGGGGTCTGCGCGAATGTCTGTGCCGCCTGCATTGCCAACTTGGCGGCGGCGGAAATTGTGGCTCGGCTCAAGGTAATACCTCCAACGAAAGAGAAGCAACCAACTCAAATCCGAGCAACGGAAGGTCCGGGGGCTCCAGGAATCTCACGGACAGGGAACCCCCTGTCAAAGGATCGGTGTAATCGAAGGGAATTGCCCCTCCGGCCAAAGTGTCGTAATAGAGGGTATCAAGAATAGTCTTCTGTGCGCGGGAAAGCCTTAAACTATGAGTTACCGCAGTGGGAACGGCAGAGTATCTCCTTCGCTCTACAGTGGGCTCACCCTCCTTGGACCTGAGAACTCCGTCTGCGCTCTGCTCGGAGAAGTTGTCCTGAAGGGGAAGGGCAGGCAATGTTGAAGGCCAAGCAGCCATTTAGACAGCCCTCCTTTTGAAATTTCCGGCGCTAGGTGGTGACTTCGCCCCATACTGTACGCTCAACTTGTCGCCCGCACAACAATACTTGCAATGAACTCCTGCCCATTCGGCGTATACCTCGGAGCCCCTACAAACTTGACTGAGGAGGTAGCCTCAGTATAAGGGTTCGGCCATGTAAAAGCAACCGTTCCGTGCAAGGTATCGTACCTCCAGAACTCGTCCAACAATACTTTCATCGCTTTGTCCACAGCATACGCACAAGTATAGCTCGCGGGAGACCATGTATGCCGGACCCGGATCTTGTCATAGCCTGTATCCATCTTCGACCTTATGGTTCTGGGAGGAATGGCTTCGGATGCGGAAATCGGAAATTGCGGAAGTACAACGTAGGCGGAAGGCGACAAATAGATTCCCATGAAATCGGCAGGCATAAGCACAGAAGAATACCGCCTGAACTCGTCGATGACGCCGTTGCTGTTGCTTGTAGGGCTCAAGGTCCCCGAAGGAGCCAAAGTGGCGGAAGGAGCCAACGTTGCGGAGGGCGCAAGACCCGCAGTAGCGTACACGAATCCAGCGGGGCCGTTTCCGAGTACTCCTGTCGGGTAGGTGGTTTGGTCAAGAAATACAGCAGAACTCAATACAGGGAGGCCGTTGGCATAGACAGAGAGATTGGTTCCCGATCTCGTATAGCCTAAAGAGTACCACGTAGCGTCAGCCATCACCGTCTGCGGAGAGGGGGCCGTGAAGGCTCCGTTTATTATGGCCCCGAGGTATCTGGTCGTCGGGTGGATTGCGAGGGGGCAATCATGCCGAAGCAATGGGGAGGTGAGGATTCGGTAGCTTCCTGCTACGTTGGTGCCTTTGTAGGAGAAGACTATGGATTCAGACA